ACTCTGTAATGAACATAGAATTTAACCTATGGTCATGGATTAGAAATATGTGTAAGTACGGTGACTTCTATTTAAAATTAGAGATCGCAGAAAAGTTTGGAGTTTACAACGTAATTCCATTCTCTGCGTACAATATCGTTAGACAAGAGGGTTTTAATCCTAAAAATCCAAACGAGGTAAGATTCAAATTTGATCCTAACGCAGCTATTAGTTCTACAACAGGATACACTTCGGCTTACAACAATCAAGATCCAGGAATTTGGTTTGATTTGTACGAAATGGCACACTTTAGGTTCTTGGGCGACGTTAACTATTTGCCTTATGGAAGATCTTACTTAGAACCAGCTAGAAAGCTATTCAAACAATACACTTTAATTGAAGACGCGATGTTGATTCATAGAATTACTCGTGCCCCAGAAAGAAGAACATTCTACGTTAACGTGGGAGCCATCCCACCAAACGAGGTTGAAAACTACATTCAACGTATGATAGGTAAGATGAAGAAAACTTCTCTTATCGATGCTCAAACTGGTCAATACAACATGAAGTTTAACCAACAGAACTTATTGGAAGACTTCTTTATTCCAGTTAGAGGCAACGATCAATCTACTAGAATTGATACCGCAAAAGGTCTTGAGTACAACGCTATCGAAGACGTTCAATACTTTAGAGAGAAACTATTTGCAGCGTTAAAGATCCCTAAAGCATTCATGGGATACGAAAAGGACTTAACAGGTAAAGCAACTCTAGCAGCAGAAGACATTCGTTTTGCTAGAACAATTGAAAGAATTCAAAGAATTATAACTTCAGAATTAAAGAAAGTTGCGTTAGTTCACCTGTACGCTCATGGATACACTAATGAGTCTATAACCAACTTCGATATTCACTTGACAAATCCTTCCATCATATACGAGCAAGAGAGAATTGCTATGATGAAAGAGAAGATTGACCTCGCAAATCAAGCAGTTGAAAACGCTTCTTTACCAAGAGATTATATATGGAAGAACATATTTAATATCTCCGAGGACGAATTTAATGAGCTTGATGACCTTATTGTTGAGGATCAAAAACGTAAATTTAGATACAAACAAATTGCCGAGGAAGGAAACGATCCAGCAGAAACAGGCCAAGCATTTGGTACTCCTCATCAGATTGCAAGTCTTTATGGAGGCAAAGGCGACGGTACATTAGATGTGCCTAGAGGCTACGATGAAACAGATCCAAAAGAGCCAATGAAAATTCCTGGACGACCTCAAAAGTATAAATCTATATACGGAACTGACGAATCTCCATTTGGCAGAAGCGGAGTTTACGATATGGATACTCAAAATGCTGAGACCAGAGAAGACAAGGTTGGAGTTAGTTTTAAAGGCGGAGCTTTGAATATGGAAAGCACTAAAGCAATCTATTTTCAGAATAAAAACTCAATAGAAAAGATGTTTGAAAAGCAAAATGTTAGAAAAACTCAGCTTTTTGAACAATCTGACCTATTAAGCGAAGACAACATTATTGACAATCTAGATTAGAATATTTAGATATTTATTAGCAAGCCGATCAAAATAGCTATGGCAATTAAACATTCGAAATATCGTAACACCGGTATTTTATTTGAACTTTTAGTAAGACAGACAACTTCAGACCTTTTGAACAATCAGGACTCTAAAGCTGTCAAAATACTTAAAAAGCACTTTACCAATACTGAATTGGGAAAAGAGTACAGCCTGTACAGTGCATTCGTAACTAGCCCAAAACTTTCAGAAGCCAAGGCAGAAATTCTTATTTCTACTATTTTAGAGCAATATAAGAAACTAAGCCACGAAACGCTAAGCAAAGCAAAGTACAATCTAATCAAAGAAATTAAGAAGACCTATAACTTAGAAGACTTCTTTAAAGCAAAGATAGAGAACTATAAACCTTACGCTTCTGTTTATACAATATTTGAATCTCAAAGCAGTCCAAGCTCTGACACAAAACAGATAGTCTTAAACAAGATCAATTTATTAGAGCATATCACTCAAGAATCTATTAAAGATATGCAAGCTCCTCAATCAATGGTTGAAGAGTTAATGAATGAAGACAAAGAGATCAGAATTTTAACGTATAAATTGTTGGTTGAAAAATTCAATAAGAAATACCAAGGCCTTTCTGAAAGACAAAAAAGCGTTTTAAAAGAATATGTAGCAAGCATCTCAGATTCTGCTAACTTAAGAAAGTTCTTAAACGAAAAGTTAAAGGAAATCAAGCACGAACTTATAGAACAAACTCAAAAGGTACAAGACAAAGTTACCAAGATTAAAACTCAAGAGGTTATAAAATTCATTAAGCCATTGAAAGAAGGTATCGCCATTAAAGACGAAACAATTACTGGATTATTACAATATTACGAATTAATCGACGAGTTAAAAAGAGTCTCTAAATAATGAAGAAACCTTTCAATAATCAACTTGCCACTCAGAGACTAAGAAGCGAAGAAAGCGTAACTGGAGGAAATGCTCCTGCAGATACCGCTGCCACTTTTAAAGCCGGAGATGGCATGCAGTATGCTACTAAGAAAGCTTTCAAAAAGAAAAATGAGGTAAAAGACGTAGAACCAAAATTAGCTGCAGGTAAAGCAAAGGTATACGCTCAAAAAAAATGGGGCTGGAAACCTGCACCATCTATTCCAAACAGACCATCTAAAGGCGGATTCCAATATAAGCAGATGTTCGAAGATATGGAAGAGGGAGTTTTACAGCCAGTAAACTTGGACAAAGACTCTTTATCTCCAATGGAATATCAACAAGCACAAAAATACGAGAAGTTTGATGCTAACGATTGGAACTTTGACGATGTTTCTAAAAGATATATCAAAAAGCAAGCAGAACCTGATCAAGAAATGCAAACAGAAGACGACGCTGAAAAGCCGTTCTATGTTAAAGTTTCAGTTAGAGATGCAAAAAGAGCTTTAGACGTACTTAGAGACAATCCAAGTTACATGGGTGTAGAGTTAAACGGATCAGATACATACTATACAGACGATTCAGAATTGGCTTACGATATGATGATGGACTTTGGAACTCAAGATATTGAAGTAATAGACAGCAATATTAATGATTCTCTAAACGAAGCGTTAACATATAATAAATTCAAAAGAGAAGCAGCAACAAGACCTAACAAAGACGCTTTACACGAAGCTCTAAAATCTATACATAAAAAGTTACACGAAATAAACAGGTTAATGGAGTACTCTACCAACATGAAAATGGAATTAGAAGAGGAATATAGTCCAAGAACTGGTAAGGTTGTGAATAAGCTAGAAAGACAACTAGCAGAAATTTACAAAAAGGTTAAAAGTTTAAAGTAACATGGCAAAAATAAAGTCAGCCGGAGGCAGTGAAAAATTAGTTTTCGGAAAAAGAAAATCAGGGCAACCTGGAGGTAAAAAAAGTTATAACAAAAATAGTCCAAGACCAAAAGCATATCGCGGACAAGGAAGATCATAATATTTATAAGCATGACAACAGCAATACTATTCAAAAAGCACAGAGCAGGAGAAATCAGCAAGGAGAAATTCTTGTACGAAGTTAGAAGGGACCAACAGTTACCTTTTATCACTAATATGACTTCTTACGAAGACGCTATCAAGATCCTTAAAAACAAGAGCATCGTTAAAGAAGCGACTGCCGCGGATAATATCCATCCTTATTTACTAAAGAAAGGCATTGAAGCAGAATTATTAAAAGGAGGAGAACTTACCAACCTTGCTTACGCAAAAGCTACTGCAACAGCTACTAAAAAATTAGCAAAAGATCCAACGGCTTACGATGATTTACAAGTTTCCAACTCAGCAAAGATTGAAAAAGCTGATGCTAGATTGGGTATGACTCCAGTAAAAGACGGAAATTTTATTGATAAGTACAATGGCATGAAGAAGATCAAAGGCTTCAACGATGCTAAATCAAATACAAAGGCTTCTAAGAAAGAGAATAAGAGAGGCAATCCAAAAGGCGTTAAGATGATGAAAGAGTCTGCGCTTAACGAAGATTTACAAACTACTTTTTACGACGATATTAAAGATGGCAAGCTTGAAATTGCAGGCATGTACGTAGTAGACGTTCAAGAAGATAAAGTAAGTGTTTTTTTCCGTTTAGCCGACCAACCATTACAAACCGGTCAAAAACTCGCAGATATTCAAAAAGCTACAGCCACTTACAATAAAGAATCTGGTGAATTTAGCATTTCTGGTGAAACAAAAACTAAATCACCAATAGTTAACGATCCAGAATCAAAAAAGACTTTTAATTATATTAAAGGAAAAATTGGAACCGGTTTACAAGAGTCTTTAAACATTCTAAAGCAACTTCTTTCTAAAAAAAAAGTTGAATTAACTGAGGACATGCATCCTACTTACGGTATGGGCCAAGAGGTTCCATTGCCTGAAGAGGACGCTAAACAATTTAAAAGTAAAACAGGTATTGTAAAAGATATTTTTGGTGGTACTTTAGAATTAGAAATACAAAGAGAAGGAGAAGAGCCTTTAATTATCAATAGACAAGTTAACGTAATCGACAAGGCTAAAGAGCTAGTAAACATAAAGTCTCAAGCTGACGATAAAGCGTCAAGAGACAAAGCTTGGTCAGACTGGGAAGAAAGAGGAGAAAAAACATTCGGTGGAATTGCTGATTTTCCTTCTAAAATAGACGCAGATCGTAAAAAGAAAACTATGGGAATAGTTGAAAAATTAAGAAAAGCCCTAGGTTTAGAAAAAAAGAAAACAGACGAAGCTACCAAATTTAAAGCCGGCGGAGAAGTAATATTTACTCCAGATAACATGGCTCAAGATAAAGAGAAAGAATTACAAAAGGCAGGAGTTAAATTTACAAAAACAAAAGTAGCCTAATGGCAAAACAATTACTTATAGAGACTGCTTACTTTACTCCTACAGTTTCATTGAACGAGAGTAGAAGACACACAAACGGTAACTTAATAGTTAGCGGACAAGTGCAAGCATGCGATAAGCCAAATGCCAACAAAAGAATATACCCTTACGAAGTACTATTTACACAAGTAGAAAAGTACATCAACGGACCAATTAGAGAAAACAGAGCTTTGGGAGAATTGGACCATCCAGAATCTACCATTATCAATTTAAAGAACGTTAGCCACAACATCGTTAAACTTTGGTGGCAAGACAAAGATCTTTACGGTCAAATAGAAATCCTACCTACACCATCAGGAAATATACTTACCCAACTTTTTGCAAATAACATTACAGTCGGTATCTCATCAAGAGCACTAGGATCTGTTATTCCTATCGGTGAAGGTTTGGTTCAAGTAGAAGACGACTTGGATCTTATTTGTTGGGACTTTGTATCTACCCCATCAACTTACGGAGCTTACATGAAGCCTGTTGGCTCACAAAACGTACCAGGACTTCGAGAGTCATTCGATTTAGAATTGGCTAATGCAAACAAATACGAAAGAGCAAACCGTCTTATTTCAGACCTAATCTGTTCTCAGAGCGGAGTTTGCTGTTTGACTAAATAATTTTCAGTATATACGTATTTTTCGAAAAAAGTGCCGTATTTATTCAATATGCACCGCTTTCTAATGCGGTCGCTAGTCGAATTATATCTACATATTGCTTCCTACAATCTAATAAGCAATCAGAACACACATTATTTTATAACAAATGGAAAATTTGTACAAAGAGGCAATTGCAGACGCAAAAGCACTAAGAGCTAGCGCCATGGCTAACGCTAAAGCTGCTTTAGAAGAAGCATTTGAACCTAAATTAAAAGAAATGTTCCGCAAAACCGTTGAAGAAGCTGCTGACGAAATGGACGAAGCTGAAGAAATGGACGAAGCGAAACATAAAGTTGAGGAAAAGAAGCACAAAAAAGATGCTGAAGAACTTGACGAAGTTGAGGAAATGGACGAAGCAGAAGAAATGGACGAAGCCGAAGAAATTGATGAGGCTGAGGAAATGGATGAAGCTGAAGAAATGGACGAGACTGAAGAGATGGATGAAACGTCTCTTGAAGAAATCTTAGGTGAACTTGAAGCATTAGCTAACGAAGGTGAAGACCACGAAGGCCAAATGGAAGAAGAGTACACAGAAGAAGAAGTAGAAAACTTTGAAGCTAAATCTGAAGAAGATGGCGAAGAAGAAGAGTCTGAAGAAGAAGTTGAAATGGATGGCGAAGAAATGGATGGTGAAGAAGAAGAAAAAGTAATCACTATCACTTTAGGTCAATTAAAAGACATTTTAGCTCCTTATCAAGCTGATGAAGAAGGCGCTGAAGGCGACGAAGCTGCTGACGACATCAACTTAGACGAAATTTTTGCTGAATTAGAAGAAGCTTCAAAAGAAAAAGTTGAAGAAAAGAAAGAAGAAATGGAAGAAGGTAAAGATGAGATGGACGAGCAAGAGCAATTAGTAGTTCCTGGAACTGAAAAACAATTGAAAGAAGCAAATCAAACAATCTCTTATTTACAAACTCAATTGAAAGAAGTTAACTTATTAAACGCTAAGTACTTATTCATGAACAAATTGTTTAAAGCTAAATCATTAACCGAATCTCAAAAGATCAAAGCTATCAACGCTTTCGATAGAGCTACTACAGTTAAAGAAGTTAAAAACACATTTGCTACTTTAAATGAATCTTTCGCTGTTTCTAAAAAGAAATCAATAAACGAAGGTTTTGCTTCTCAAGCAGCTGGTAACGCACCTAAGCAGACACAAACGATCGAATCAGATCCTTTTATCTCTAGAATGCAAGTATTAG